TTTCTTTCACCATGTCGTATTGTTGACACGCAACTTGTTACTCTGCGATTCCATCCGGTGTTTGCCTCGCCCTGAGGTGAACCCATAAGCGTAGTCCGACAGAATCTCTGGCTTCTCGTTTGTGATTTCGTCCACAGTAAACGCGATGCTGTTCATCATGCCAAGCAGGTGCATCTTGGAAGCGTAGGTATCGTCCTGCTTCAGCAGCAATGTGTCAGGGTGTCCGAAGATGGAGTTGACCACCATCTGTGCCGTTGACTTGCCAGAGCCTGAGCCGTTGTGCTTCAGGTGAACCAACGCGCCCTTCACGTTTTGCTTGGGGCCAATGAACTTCAGCAATGGTGAACCAAAACCAAAGACCAAAGCCAGTGCGTGTGGCTCAAGGCCGGGTCGGTCGTAGAAGTTGGCGATCTTAGACCACTCTTCCAAAGTGCCAGTTGGTTTAAACTGTTCAGCCAGTTCGCGTGTACCGCTCGATGGTGGGGCAAGCTTAGTGCCTACCGCTGTGTATTCCAACTCACCCACGACGAAGCCTAGCCCGTCAGGTGTCCATCCCATTTGGCTGCGTGTTTTGTTCGCAGCGTACTGCGATTGCAGTTTACGTAGTGTCGAAGCAAAATAAGCCATGATTGCATCCAAGTGTTTACCGTATGCGACCACACCATTCTTGATGAGTAAGTCGCGCATTTTGTCTTTGGTGAACAGCGTAGTCACCGGAGCGTAGAACCTGCGGATACCGTCTTGCTTCATGTGCAAGTTCAGCCCGACCATCTCGCCTTCACCGTTGCCGTACTGGTCTGAGTCAAAGAACCTCTCTGTCAGGTATAGGTCGTACGGATAGATTTCAACGTCTTTCTCTTCACCGTCAGGGGTACGTTCTTTCTTGTACACGCCACCTGCTGCACCCCGGAAATATGGGAAAGGGTATGCGGGTATTGATGTCGTCAGTGCGGGTGCTGACTCGTCCTCGGGCGTCTCGATGATGTACTGATCGTCTTCAACAGGCGCAGCCTCAACAAACTTACCCTACAGGATTGGTGTAGAAATCTTATGTTCGCAGTCTTCGCTGGGCGTTGGGTTGTTGTCCCGATACCACTTGCAGGTATATGGGCCTTTGGTCTCGGCTGCCTTGGCTTCAGTGGCTGAAGCTTCGTAGTCGGGATGGTCGCGTGAAATCTTATGGATAGCCGCCTGGCCGTCTTCACACCGCACGGCAATAGATAGCGCCGCCCTCCACAACGGTTCTTCCAGACTTGCAGCGTTCTGAATAGCGTGCTTCATCTGAGCACAACCATTATCTTTAACGCTACGAATCGCAATACGTTTGAATGAGCACTTGGGGTATTCGCCCCCGATGTCTTTGGATGTTTCGTCCATGCCAAATTGTTTGGCAGCACTCAAGTCCATCGCCGGTGCGGGTAGCATCTCGGTGAACTCAGCAAGGGATACAGGCGTACCCACTGCAATAATTTGTACGGGTCTCGAGGTTTCGTTTTTAAAGTTATGTGTGCCGGGAATACGCAAGATGCGTGCAGCATCGGCAGTCACAGCAGGGTCAGCAAATAGTTTCTTCTGAGCGCACAAACGCTTCAGGGATTTCGCGTGGCGCACCCACTCGGATGCAGGCACGTCTTCAGTCAATGGCCAGTATACGTGCAGTCCACCACCTGAGTTAACAAGGGTTGGGCTTGGGAGCTTCGTCTCAGAAATGAATATGGATAGTGCTTGAGCAGCGGTGGCTTGGTCAGCATAGGGCTTACCTGTCCCACAATCTAAGTCAAGAAAGAACGACCGCAGAAAGGCTGCATTATCAACCTTGCGTCCTGAGTCATCTTCAAATGTGGCGAGTGCGAAATACGCATCCACGCCTTGGGAATCCATACCTGAGCCGACAGCCTCCACGTCATCAATCGTCTGTTGAAACGACTGCTTGACGGCACCTGACCGAATACCCACAGTGCAATACAGCCCCTGCGTTGGTAAAACGGATTTGAGAAAGTCAGTCACAAAACCTCACTGGGTTGAGGAGGAAAAAATAGGGGCGACAGGACAGCCTGCCACCCCCACGAGGTTTACTTACGTTTTGAAAGACGTGCAATATGCTTTGGCATTACTGCCAAATGTCGAGCGCGCGGCACCGATTTACCAGTCATCCAGTTGTACACAGTAGCACGGGTCACGCCAAACATCTGCGCTACCTCGGTAATCGGTACATTCTTGTTAATGCAAACGTCAGCCAACTGCATGACGAGCGGCCTCTGGTCTGCATCTTCAACTTTCTGAAGGAAAAGGGTGTCGTACCCCCGAACTCTATTACGCATCTTCGTCAGTAGCCCAGTCACTCAAGATGTCAGACACGTTCTTTGCTGCTGCGGGTGCTTCAGCTTTTGCCTTTGCGGGTGCGTACGCTTGACGGGTTCAGCCACTTCTTCGGCCTTCTCAGCTTTTGCTGCCACGGGTGCGTCTTGGAAAGCTTGTGGCAACGCAGGCATAGCGTCGGACTTGGATGGCACCATCTTCAACTCAATGGCTTGCTTGGCGTCTTCAGTCTGGCTTTGTGACTTAGCCAGTTCCCACTCTTCTTTCGTCAAGGGGCGCACTGCACGGAACTTCAACACAGGCACGGCTTCGGCTGTATCAAAACGAGCCTCAGTAACGATACCGGTGATTGGAATGCCGTGACCAGACAAGAACTTACCAAACGCTTGCAGGGGCATCTTCTCGCCTTCAGCACGACCGAAGTATGACTTGGCAGGTACTGACAAGCGGTAGATGTTGCCACCGATGTCGTTCTCCAAAGCCACGGCCAAACGCTTGCTGTAGCGGCATGCACGAGCCTTGCCATCACCTGAGCCCTCGATGTTCTGTGGGCAGGTAGCGCATGTCTTAGCTTGAGGAGTCTTGACTTCTTCGTTCGGTACAACGCCTTCGGCAGACCAGCAGGCAGGCTTGATGTCCTTGCCTTCTTCGTACTTGTCTGCGTAGAACGTACGTGTTACGCCTTTACCTGAAGCAATCACCACAAAGTTCATGGCACGGTCTTCGTTCTTGGCAACTTCTTCGCCACCTACGACCATACGCCACACACCACCCTTGATGGAGATTTGTTTACCGCCGGAGCTACCTGCAATGTCTTTGGTAGTGGCGTCTGCTGCTTCGCGCAGGTAGTCAGGGATAACGGAACCGGATTTGAAAAGTGTCATGTTACTCATTTTGATTTCCTTAATTGGAGGTTACTTAGATGAACGGCGAACCGTGATCGAGTACTTGGACTCGATATTCACACCTGCGGGCATTTTGTCGGGGTTCTCTTGGATGAACTGTGCAAAGTTACTCTGCGCAATACGGCGTTCGAGAAGGTCCGGTGCATCGTGCTCACGGATGAATTTGTACATACTGTCCCAGTCACTGGTCCAGTAGCGTGTCTTGACGGAACGTGTGAACGAACCTAATTGTGTTTTGCCACCGTCTTGTCCGGTGGTCTTGCAGATTTCTACAAGCTCTTGTTCAACCGCGCTCCACTGTTGTTCGAGGTCAGCGATCTCAGCTTCCATCTGCTTCTTTTTAATTTCCTTGGCATCACGTATCTTAATGTACACGTTGACTAATTGGCTTGCGTCCATGGTGTCACCTCAATACGGAATGTTCTGCATCTTTTGGCCGATGCGTTTGGTTAGCTCCGCAACGACACTGGAGTCGTTTAGCAATGAGTTTTTAACTCCTTGGGCTATTGCGTATTGAATATTGGAGGTAGTGGAAGGTACTGTTGGTGTATACCCAATCACGGACTCATACATCACGTCTTTAATGCGTTTGTTGATCTTTCCTTCCAATTCCATCATCAATGCTACGTCTGTTTCTGCGCTCATGCTGGCTCCTTACTTGCGGTTCTGTGCCAACAACAAGCATGTAGCCTGTTCGACACTTTCTTGGGTAAAGAGTGCACACGCAGCCACCATAGGATCGGCACCGTTGGACACGGCCTTCTCCCACTTGTCGCGTTTGTCATGCCCTGAGTACGTGCACGCACCAACACAACACACAATAACCCTGGCTTCAATACCCCAACGTCTGAGCCAAAATCTATTTTCTTCCATACCATTTCCTTTGATTTACGTTGAACAAATTGGTGGAGGTACTAACCGCCCGTCCGCAAGTTCCGAAAAACTTTGCACGGCTTTCCCCCCGTTTTTTAGAAATTATACACTGTCAAATTTACGTGTCAAGCTCTTGTTTGTACATATCCACCAAACTTTGGTGCATGTCGATTTTATTTTGCAACATCGTATACATACGGCGCTCGACAGGACTGCCTTGCAAATGCGTGACTGTAACTTTGTTTGTCTGACCTGCACGGTGTGCGCGTGGAGCGTCGTGTAGGGAAAGGGTGTTGATATCGGGGGTCG